CGCCAGCCCTCGTTGCCCCGCGTGGTTACGTCGGCCTCACCTTTTTCCAAGGTGAGCGTGACGTCTTTGGCGTTGCGGAGCTCCGACGTGGCCCGGCTGCCCGCCGGCCCGTAATAGAGCTTCCCCTTCATCCCAAGCTTGATGGCCATGATTTCACTCTCCTCACGTACTCCGCATCGCGCGGAAGGTGAACGTCAGCACGCTGGTAAACTGGCGCAGTTGCTCCAGGTGTTCCGGCGCGTAGATGGGTGCGTTCTCCGACTTCACCCAGCACGCCTCCGGGTCGGTCTCCAGAACCTTGTGGCGGAATCGGTCGGCGATCTGTTCGACCAGGCTCATGAGCGCGTCGATCTCGGCGGCGTTCTCCGAAGCCAGCCGCTTCTGCACGGCCACGTCGACCTGGTAGTCATGCTGATCGATCGCACGACTGGCCGTCTGGATGACCAGACCTCGCGGCACGACGGTGACGTGGAGCACGCTCATGTCCTTCAGTTCGAACTGCGGGCGGTACAGACGCACGGCCGTGAACGGCTGCGCAAACCCGCCCGCGTTCAGCGCGGTGACCACGGCATCGGCGATGGTCAGGATCGTCGCCACGTCACTGTTCCTCCCGCGCGATACAGGGCCGCGAGATGATCTTGTCGTGCAGCGACCGATTGAGTTTGAGGAGGTCGCTGGTCATCTCGATCAACTGCTGGATTGCCGCCGTGTTGGCGATGACCACCTGGTTACTGGCCTCCAGGGCCTTGAGCAGCTTGGTGATCAGCCAGATCACCACGCCCAACAGGACGGCGGAGAAGCCAAGGAAGCCGTACTGCACGATCGGTTGCAGGATCCAGTCGTCCATCACGCGTCCTCCGTCGCCACGTGCTTCGTATGGACCCGCAGCGTTCTTCGATGCGGGGCCGAGTACCGCCAGTCGGGTTCACCGCCGCCCGGACCCATCACCTCGTGCACGAACACCTTGTTCCCTTGCACCTCACGAATCCGATCACCTCGTTGCGGCAGGATCTCATCTCCATCGAGAATCAGATCCTCGCCCCGGATCAGGTAATCCCGTTGGACCACCCGCACTGATCCGCCGTATCCGTCGTCGATCCGGAAGACCGTCTGACCGACCGTCGCCTGCACCTGCACACTCGCTTGCCCGCGTTGGTAGACCACCGTCCGCGTCAGGAAGTTGTGCCTCTGACCGTCCAGCCAGGCCGCGCCTTGTTCGAGCAGGTCGGTCATGACGATCACGCGATCGGGACAGCGAGCACGAACACATCAGCAGCGCCGGCCGCCGTGAAGTTCGCCTTGATCGCACCGCCCGCCGCGATCTCGTCCTTGGCGGCCACGATCGAGGCAAACCGGACCACGGCGTTGTCGGTCGCGCCCTTGGCTTTCGCCTCGGTGATGTCGTCCGCGCCGGCCGTGCCGCTGTGCAGCTTCACGTTGGCCGCCTGCGTGTCCCGGGCGATCATCCACGCGTCGGTGATCAGCAACTTGACCGGCGAGCTGGCCAGGACGGTCACATCGCCCGAGCCGGCAGCCGTACACACCTTGCGAATCAGGATCGGGATGCCGGCGGCTCCGTCGGCCACGGTGCCCAGACTCTTCGGCCCGGCCTTGCCGGACTCGAAGGAATCGCCGTCGCCGATCAGCAAGTTGCCGTCCGTCGCGGTCGCGCTGGCAACGTCGGACAGGTCCGCGAGGCCCAACTGCTCAGCCACCGCCTCCTGCAGGCTGCGCAGGAGCACTTTCACTGTGGTCGCGCCGGCAATCACCGACTCGACGCAGACGCCGAAGTAGACGTCGCTCGACGTCTTGGTGGCCTTGTTCGTGGTGTTGTTCCAGCGCACGGCATCGCCGAGGTCGATCGCCAGGCCATCGGTCTTGGCGATCTCGAACACACCGCGTGCCGCCAGGGAACCGAGTTCATTGGCCGCGATCGGCACGTTGGCCACGAAGCACACCTTGCCGACGACCACGACCTCACCGGCCGCCACTGCGGACGCGGGCGCGTAGTCGATCCGATCGCCGACGTTCAGATACCTTGCTTCCATCGTTCGTCTCCTCATGAGCAGGCGGGATCATTCCAGCCTGCAGTGTTCAGTCTCGATCCCTATCACGCCTCGCCCTTGTTCTTGATCCCGCCGCGAGGATCCTGCATCGCGACGCCGAAATCGTGGTAGCCACGCATCTGGATCCCGAGCACGTTGAAGTCCGCCTCCGCCGTCTCGATCGTCGGCGACTCCTGCCCGTTCAGGAACGCGGCCTCGATGACCGGCAGATCGCCCGGGTCGGCCAGCAGGTACCACGCCTTGGCCGAGTGGCCCGTGAACTGGGAGTTGGCCAGATACCGGCTCACCTCGACGCGGAACTTGCCTTGGTGCGGGTTGGAGATCGGCGTCTTCGTGTTCGCCGTGGTGTCGCGGATCTCAGCCGCCTTGTAGAGCTGCGTGCCGTAGGCGCTCAGCGCCGTCGGCACCAGCAGGATGGCGGGCATGATGCCGATCGGTTTGCCGTTGGCATCCACCTGCTCCAGAAAGGCAACCTCGGCGTCAGACAAAGCGTCGAGTCCCAGGGCGGTGCCAGCACCCACGAGGTAGTTGCGGTTGCCGGTGGTGAAGAACGCCCCGTTGTTCAAGAAAATGGTCCAGAACACATCGTTGATCTTCAGGCCGCTGCCACGCCCCAGCTTGCGGGGCGCCGTGGTGATCGCGCCGAGGTCATCGTTGATGACGTCCCGTCGGTCGATCGAGAGAATCAACCCGTAGGTGTCAGCCTTGTTGGTATAGCTCTCCTCGCCCAGCGTGCCGTGCTTCAGCTCGCCGCCCGGGGCCACGCGCTCGTACTGGTCGATACCGATCAGCCGGTAGCTCGTGACCGTCTTGAAGTCCGACACGTTGCGGACCGCGCACAGGTTCCGCCAGGTGCGCTCGACGGAGAAGAACCCTTCGAGCAGGAACTTGTTGGACACGTTGGACAGGATCCCGCCGATGTCGACGCTCGAGAACCCGGCTTGCACGTCGCCTCTGAACGCGAACCGCAGCACGGACCGGCTGTCGCGGAAGTTGCGGCCGGTGTAGCCGTTGGCCCACGCGGCCTCGAGCAGCAGTTCCTGCAAACCGATCCCGCCTCGGAACCGCTTGTCGGCCAGGTCGAGCGTGCGCGGCTCGAACATCTTGTCCACGCCCTGCAGGCCGGCGGTCAGCATGCACGCGGCTTCCAGCACCGTCCCGGTCACAGCGCTGTCGGACATGTGCATGGCCGGGGCCGTCGGGCGGTTGGCTCGCAGGACCTCCAGCTCGCACCGGGTGGTGTCCCACCCCTCGGCGATCGCCTTCGCCTCGATCTCGGCGTGCTTGCCCGCGCAGATCCGGCGGACGCCGGCAATGCGCTGCGTCTCGGCCGCGGCCTCGGCGCGCATCTGCGTCACGAGGTTCGCAGACGGAGGCACGGAAGTCGCCGCGTTCGCCTCTACGCCGGCCTCGACCGTTTCGGTCCCTGCGGTTTCCATCGTCGGCTGCTCGATCGTGGCACTCACCGACTCGTGATTCTTGTCCCCAGTCTCCATCGTTCGCTCCTTGTGTTCTGCCGCTCGTGCGGCCACTTGTGCACTCGTGTTGCCGTCCGCTCCCAGGTCCACGAAGCTGATCTCGCCCAGCGTCGCCTTGCGGATCACGTTGACCGGGCCGGTAAACTCCCGCCCGTTCACCAGGGCGAGCTGGTTCTCCTTTACGAACTCGAACTCGTCGACGCTGGCGCCGACCGACGCCTGCCAGGGAAATCCGTTCCGCGAGGAGATCACGACCTCCTTGGCCATCGGCGTATCCCGCGAAACCACACCGGCGGCGATGAGTTGCCCGTTCTCGACGCGGATGGCATCCGTGTGACCGACGCCGTTGTTGGCGTCGTGCCCGAACCGGATCGGCCGGTTCTGCGACGGCACCGCCAGGCCCGCCAGGTCGATGACCACCGGATACCGCCAGCCGGCGATCCGCATGGGGCCACCGGTGTAAGCCACCATCCGAAAGCGCGGCAGCCCGGGCTTGCCGTCACCGGCATCGGCAGCCTCAATCTCCATTCGGGCCACGAGCTCAAGCGGCCCGACGGCGTTCTGTGAGTTGCTCTTCATCGTCGTTGTTCTCCTGAACGGGCTGCGGCGCGGCCTGTGCCAACGTCAAACCCAACTCGTTCATCAAGCGGATTTCCTTCGCCCGCTGACGAAGCTCGACCTCCCAGTCCCGACCTTGTCGGGCATACTCGTTCGCGAGTGTGGTCGTGTGATTGGCCAGTCGCGTTGCCTGGGCGGTGGCCTCCTTCGCCGGATCCACATGCTCGTGGCCGTCCCAGAACCACTGGTGCTGCAGTTCGCGGAATCGGATCGTCCGCATCTGGATGGGCAGCAGATCCGAAATCAGAATCGCCTCATCCAACCAGGCCGCGAGAATCCGATCGAGCACGCGCAGCTCGAGATCGGTCTGCTCGACGGAGATGGACTTGTAGTAGGTCTGGTGGTCCAGCCGGCCGGAGGCGTAGTTGTAGGCGCTGGAATTGCAGGCCGCGATGTTGTATGGGATGTTCAGGCAGCGGGCGATCTCATTCAGGATCTCCCGCTTGAACATGTCATATGTCGTCGCCGGCTGCTCCGCCTTGACCTGCGAGGGCTCCCATCCCTCCGGCGTGAAGACCGCCATGTTGGGGACGAACTCCATCTCGGTCATGGGTTCGACCTCGGCGGCCTCACCCCCGGCGGGCGTGTTCGTCTTCATCAGCACGGCGATATTGGCCGCGCTCTCGGCGGCGGCGATCACCGCCAGCGTGTACCGTCGCAACTGAGCGAACAGCGGCAACGCCGGCATGATGTCCGGCAGGCCTCGCGACTGGCCCGGGCGATCCGCACGGAACCAGTGAACGATGCTCGCGGCCGGGATGCGGTCATGCCGCAGGCCAGTCACGTTGAGACTGCTGCCGGGATGCTGCTTGAGGACGTGGAATTCGACCGGGTTGCCGTAGGCGTCGAAGACGATCCCGTCGATCAGGCCCGGCCGGAGGGGCAGCAAATCCGGCGTGGCAACCTGGTCGGCCTCGATAAGTCGGATATCCAGCTTGACGGGGCCGGGGAGTTTTGGATTGTTGAACAATAGGGCGAACGCCTCGCCGTCCTGCGCCC